TGATCCAACTCCAAGTCCAACTCCTGATCCAGTTCAACCAGACCCAAACCCTCAGCCAACATTCGAACCAGAGCCAGTAGTGATAGAGGAACCAGAACCAATAGTGATAGAAGAGTTACAACCAGAACCTGTAATCGAACCTTCACTTGAACCAACTCCTATAGAAGAAATTATACCAGTAGAAGAAGAAATTAACAATGCTATTGATGAACTAATAGTTAATGAAGAAGAAATTTCAGATGAACAATTGCAAGACATTACAGACTTATTGTTGGATAACTATGAAGTTGATGAAGCAATGCCTATTACTGAATTATTAGAAGAGTTAAACGATGAGCAGGTGTTAGAACTTTTAGAACAGTTAGATGAGAATCAAATAATTGAATACCGTGAAGGTGTTGAGATAGAGGCAGGTGTTGCAGTTATTTTTGAACAACTGTCTGACCCTACAGCCTTAATAGGAGAGTTATTTTCAGACCCAAGTCAAACATTTGAAGCACTTGGACAATTGGGTGCTGATATGACAGAAGAAGAAAGAGAAGACTCAGAAGATGTAGTTATTGCATCAGTTATTGCTGTTCAAGCAGTAGGTGCAGCAATGGCAGCAATACCACCAACCTCAAGTGCACCAACTGGTAGTACATCTGGTCCATCAGGATCTGGTGGAAGTAGTGGTGGGGGAGACGCTGGCGGCGGTGGCGAAGGCAGCGACAGCAAAAAGAAAAAACTTAAGGTAAAGCGTAAGCCTAAACTTAAGAATCGTAGAAATACAAGGAGGATAAAATGATAAAAGCAATATTAAAACCTTTTAAATTTATCTTCAAAGCAGTTAAGTTCGTAGTTATGTTACCTATAAACCTAGTTAAGTTTATTCTGATCAAGGTTTGGGCGGTAGTTAATTATGTTCTTAATCTTGTTTGGAAGATCATAAAAGGTATATATAAAGCAGTAGTAGCGGTAGTCAAAGAAGGTATTGAATTTGTTACCTGGATTATCACAAGTATATACAATGCAATTAAATGGGTATTTGTTAGTACCTGGAAATTAATTGTATGGATGTTTCAAAAAGTATGGAAAGCAGTTAAGTTTGTATGGGCATGGCTAGTAGAAGCATTTGTAGAAACATTAAATCAATTGTGGACATTACTAGGTATGTTCGCAGCATGGCTAGTGCTTGAAGGATCTGCAAAGATCACTGTTGGTTATGCAATCATCATAGTTCTTGTTGTCTGGTTAGTGACAATAAGAGTTAGAGGGGAGGAATAACATGGCAAAAGAAACAAAATTAGATGACGAAAAGGCAATGGGAGCAATAAGCGGTATTAAAAATATTCTACTTAGAATAATCGCTGTATTTGCAGCCAATGGACTTGGGGTTATTGGTGCTGGTGCAATTATCGGTATCGATACTGTGAGTGCAATAATTCTTGCAGGAACTCTAGGAGTTGCCACAGTAGTTGAAAAACTAGCACGAGGATTTATCGATGATGGAAGACTAAGCATCGAAGAAATCAATAGTGCATTTAACTCAGTAGACAAGAAATCTAAGTAGGTATTTGACACCCTCCCTGGGTAATGGTATACTTGAAATAACCATATCTAGAGAGGGTTTCATTTGACCTGCATTGCAGTAGTTAGACAAGAAAATAAGATTTATATGGCTGGTGACAGAGGTGCATCAGATGAAAACAGCATGCTTACTTTAAAAGCACCTAAAGTTTGGAAGACTGGTCAATATCTAATAGGATATGCTGGCACCATGGATGGTGAAAGAATAAGGTTAAACTTTAAACCACCTGTACCAGAAGGTAACATAGATAAGTTTATGTATACAAAATTTTTAATATCACTAAGAGATTTCTATGACAAATGGTGGGTTGACGTTTCTAAAGACTCAGACTTTGGAATGATAATTTGTGTTAAAGGTAGAATGTTTGAACACAGTGCTTTAGATATGTCACTAACAGAATATGATTTAGATTATTTAGCAATGGGCTCAGCATCAGAGTTTGCATTAGGATCACTTTACTCTACTCAAAAACAAAAGAATGGAAGAAACAGAGTTATTCAAGCAGTAGGTGCTGCTATTAATTTTTCAACATCTTGCACTGGTCCTATTGACACGGTAAGCATCTAGGTCTATACTAGATATATGAATACAGAATTTGAGATTTGGCTGTTACAAGGCATTGACAAAGGCTGGATAACTGAGCCATTTTGTAGTACTCATGATGGTGGTTTTCAATACATGAGCGAAGAAGAGCAAGAAGAGTGGGACCAAGGCGGCGACCCATGTTGTTATGTAATTAGATTAATGGAGTTATCTTAATGAAAAAAATGTTTATTGTTTTATCTGTTTTATTTTCAGTACTAGCAGTTCCAGCAAATGCAGTTGAGAGTCCAACACCAGTTGTTGTTCCAACACCAGTTGTTACACCAACTCCAACACCTATAGTTGAGAGTCCAACACCAGTTGTTGTTCCAACACCAGTTGTTACACCAACTCCAACACCAGCAGTTAATACTAAACCAATTGTAATTATTGATAGTTACTTTGATACAAGAGTTGCTAACACAACTATTGTTTGTATTGCAACAGATAAGTGTGTAAATACACCGAAACCTTCTAAGAGAGTTTCTGATCCAGTAAATCATGGTATGGCTATGGTTGAGGTTGCTCGTAGAAATAATCCAGATGTTCCACTTATATTAGTTAGATCTGCAACAGTATCAAACAAAGGTGCAGTTGGAATATTAAATGGAAATGATTTTCTTGCAGCATTAAAATGGGTAGATACTAATTCATCAAATGTATCTGCTGTGTCATTTTCTTATGGACTAAGTGGAAATATGACAAAGCCAGGCGATTGTAAACTTTCTCCAACTGGATTAGTTAATGTTAAAATTGTTGATCCAGCAATTAGAGCAACAGTTGCCAGTTTAAAAAATAAAGGCATTCCAGTATTTGTTTCTACAGGTAATGATTCAAACAGAAAACCAGTAGCATATCCAGCATGTATTACTGATACAGTTTCTGTTTCTACATTTCCAGTAGGAAATCATGATGCCAATACAGATTATTTTGGAGTATTACCGACAGGTAAGTTTAATTATGGCTCAGTGCTGTTTGGTTTAATTCCTCAAACAACCTCTTCTGCAAATGTTGCTGTTGCAACACAATGGCAAAAAGGTTTAACTGTTACTGACAAGTTAGTGTTAGTTTCAGAATAAAAAAGATGGCGTGTAACTCAGTTGGCAGAGTGCGAAACTGTTAATTTCGAAGTCGTAGGATCGAGACCTACCACGCCAGCCAAAGGGAATATAGCCAAGTAGGTTAAGGCACCGAACTCATAATTCGGCTATCGTAGGTTCAAGTCCTACTATTCCCACGCCTCGATAGCACAGTGGTAGTGCGTCCGCCTTGTAAGCGGAAGGTCCTCAGTTCAATCCTGAGTCGAGGCTCGCAATACTAACAGAATAGGAATACAGTTGATAGTTGAATTAGAACCATGGGAATATGAACACGCCTATATGGTAGGTATGCGAAGATATACAGAGAATTGGAATAAGGTAGATGCTTCATACTACAATAGATCTAGTATGGAAGAAGATAGAAACGCTCAACCTGCATCAGCAATTTGTGAATTAGCAGTTGCCAAATATACAAACCAGTATTGGCATGCCTCAGTTTGGGACGGTAGAAAGCATAAAAAGTATAAAGATATGCCAGATGTAGGAACAAACATAGAGGTAAGAAGAGTAAGAACACAGTCTGGTCCAGCAGTGCGTGAAAAGGATCTTAATCGTGGTTTAATTATTTGGGGTGCAGAACTATCAGACTCAGAATATAGAACAGTTAAGTTGTTAGGTTGGATAGAGGCTGAAAAGGGATATGAGATTGGTATTGATAGAAGTGGGTACAAGGTTATACCAAAAGAATTATTAAATAAGGATTGGGATGAAACAGAGCAATAACGAGTCAATCTCTAAATTAAGAGAAGACTTTTTTATATGGCATAAATCAAAGTCTGAATCTTTTTTATGGATTAATAAAAGATCTAGGGTTCCATCAAGATGGCTTAGTTATCCTGAAGGCATCAAAGGAAAAGATAACGATATTATAAAACCAATTAACCTTTATGTTGATAGGCTATATCCAAAACCAAAACTAATAAGTATTGATAACAATGTGGTTACTCTTCAGCAAACTAATCATGCTGAAATATTTTTAGTTAATAGCCCTGAAATTATTAACACAATGGAAAGGGATGAGCCATATAAGGAAAGAATTATGTGGAACTTAGATCGTCCTTGGATTAGGCAATACTACTTGTCAGATAAAAAAGACTTTGGTGATTCTGCAACATGTTTTAATCAGACATTTAGATTCTATGTACCTTGGATTATTGATGAAGATATATCTGTTGACATTAGGCAACCAGAAGGTTCTCCATTTCTAATATCAGAAGACACAATAAGTTTTAAAAAAATACTAAACAACACTCAACATGTTGATCCACCTTTTGTTCACTTTCAATTTAAGAAAATAGGAAGTCATATGATTGATCAAGAGTATGGAAAGATAAGTAGGTTCTCTCCAATGTACAACATGGTTTTTGAGGCAAGTGATATAATGGTAAAAGAGATTAGGAGATTTTATGAATAAGGTTAGTTTCTACCCTTTTTCTGATAAGACAGAAGTTTTTGCACCAAAACCAGAACCAGCAATTAAGTGTATGCCAGAGTGGTATAAACAACAACCAGGATTTGTGGGTAATGAGTTAAAAGATTATATATCTAAAGGTAGTATGAGTAGCACAATAAAAAGATGTATGCCAATATTTGATTTAATAACTGCTGGATATATTATTAAAGTTCCAATGGACATATACATTAATGCTACTGATCCAGAAAAAATAACTTGGAGTGTTCCAAATGAATTAAAGTTTCTTGGAAACGACATGGTTGCAACTCATACAACAGAGCAAGTATCTAATTATCCAGTAAACTTAGAAAAATATCACAAACAGATATTTAGAATATTACCATTTTGGGCATTGATGACTCCAAAAGGATACAGCACTTTGTTTACTCATCCATTTCATAGAGATCCAGTTCCATTTCAAATGTTTGAAGCAATTGTTGACACAGATAGATTTGCTTCAGATGGACACCTTTCAATGCATATTGAAAAAGGTTTTGAAGGAGTAATTAAACAAGGAACACCATTAATTCAAGTAATTCCTTTTAAAAGAGAAAGTTGGGAATCAGAATTTATTTCTCACTCTGAAGGAAGGGACGACATTGAAGCACAAAGGCTTTTAGTTAGAAGTAGTTTTAAAAATTCTTATAAAGAAAAATTTAGACAAAAAAAAGAATATAAGTAATGAATGATCCACTAAAAATATCTTTTACTCCAGGTGGTGGACCAAACTATAATAACATTTTTACTCCACCAGAACCTGCTGTAAAGCATGTGCCAGAATGGTACAAGGCTTTGGCAAAACATGAAATATGGAATGACGAAAAGTATTTATCTCCAGTAAACAATATAGGTGGAGATGGTGCAAGGGTTGCAACAAAAATGTGTATGCCATTTCTTGATTCATTAACTGCTGGATACTATTATTTATTAGAAGATGATTTGTTGGTAGAGTTAGATAAAAATGGAAAACCAAAATTATCTTGGGATAAAGATATAATGATAATGGATAAAAGACCAACAATAGATCTTCCAGTTCCAGATAACTGTCATCCAATACATTACGGATGGAGAATGAATTGGTACTATGAAACACCTCCAGGTTATTCTGTATTGATAACTCATCCAATGAATAGACACGATCTACCTTTTATTACTATGTCTGGTATTGTCGAATCAGATATATGGGGCCTTCCAGTGTTTACAGCATTCTTTTTAAAGAGAGGCTTTCAGGGAATTATTAAAAAGGGAACTCCACTATTTCAAATGATACCTTTTAAAAGAGATAATTGGGAAATGGAATTAGATTTAAGTCAAGAAAAATTTGACGAGCATGAGTTTAAAGCAGAGAATAGAAGGTCAATGTTATATGGTTATTATAAAAAAACTGCTTGGAAAAAAAAACTATTTAGAAACAAGGGTTTAAAAGAAGATTCTGATGAATAAAGATTTGCCTAATCCAATCAATGTAATTATATATTCTTATAAGAACAAAAATTTAAAAAATGTTGTTGCCAATTTAATAGAAAGATCTTCTAAAAAAAATAAAATATTTGTTAAAATTTTTGATCAAAGCCCTTTAACAAAATGGGATCAGTTTGGATTTTACAATGAAAATGCTTTAGAAAAATGGGAATACTTTGAAAATTTTCAAGACGTTAACTACAGTCACATTGTTTGGGATAAAATAAAGAGTCCTTGTAAGTATAAAAATGACATACTTAGTCAATCCCAGTATTCATATACATTATTGTTGTCTGACAATATATATTTAAGTCAAGACTGGGATGAGTATTTGTTAAAAAATCTTAAAGATAAACAGTCTATTATTAGTGGAAAGAATAAAATAACTTTGAGTAATGATGGATTGTTTTATTTAAAAAAAGAAGAAGAGACAACTGATAGTCTTAATCAAACATATTTTGTTAGCAGAGATTTAATTTTTGGACATACATCAACATTACAACAAGTTGGCTATCCATGGTACATGAAGTATTATGGTGAAGAGGAAACCCTATCTATTTTATACTATAGTAACCATATAAAGGTATACAGTTGTTCAGATAGTTTTTACAATAAAGATGAAGTAGATACTTTGGAATACCTGTATACAACCTTTTCTAAATATCACAACTATAATGAAATGATTGATTTGTTTAAAAAACAAAAAAATAAATATGAGGATATAGGCAAGCCTTTGATGGGGGATGCTGCTTCTTTCTTTGGAAAACATAAGATTAATATTGATGA